TTTGTGCTTCAAAAGGTAGTTCTTTGTCCTCAGCAGATGCACCAGGGCGCAAAGCCAATTGAGTCCAAAATCCAGCCAAGTCTTTTTGACAGAATCTCTTCATGTATCCAAGAGTCTCAACAGCGATTGCACGATCAGTGAATACTGTATCTCCAGCTGGTGTCATTTCGCAATCTCCAGCTTGGTAAGTCAAAGTATCATCTAACAATTTGATCTCTTCAGATCCTTTGATACCTTCTTGAATTGTGATGTAACGTAAAGTTTTAGCTTCAGTTACTGATCTAGTGATTAGATCTTCTCTTTGCTCGTCTACATATGCTGCCAAACCTGACACATCATAGTCGAATTTTTGTTTGATAAACTTTTTTAAGCTCATTTTCTTTGTTATTTAATTTGTGATTTAAGGAATAATTGACGTGATGTCAATGTGCTATTTGTTCTTGCGAATTTCTCGCTCTCAGTTGTACTGTTAGAAGGCATTGCTTTGAATGATTCAAAATCATTTTTCATTGCTGCCATCTCAGTGCGAAGAGTTTCATTATCTGAAGCAATAGTCTGCATCATTTCACCTATAGCTTCTACAGCTGTAGAGAATGATGACATCTTTGCATTCACAATTGATTCTACTTGCTCAGCACTCATTGATTCTTCTTTCATTTCTTCTGCATTGATAGCTGCAATGACTGCCGTAGCAATGTCATATGCTTGCCCCATTTCAATGTTCAAAGTTGCAGCGATTGCCTCTGTAGCTCTCTCTAGTGCTGCTGGCATCTCTTCAATGTCAATAGCTTCAAACTCATCAGAGCTTGCTGCTTGTTCTGTTGCTCTCTCATCAATAACCTCTAACACTACACCATTGGCATCTGTTATGATCTTGATTCCAGTAAACTCACCACCTAATTCATGTGTGCCTTCAGGAGCTGGAATCTGCTCACCATCAGCAACAATAAATACAGTGGTACCTACTGCTAGTTCACCCTCATATGATACAGCTGTACCATCTAGCAAAACTGCCTCACCAAATGCTTGAGCTTCTGTTGTTTCAGTAGCTTCAGCAGATGTTGAAAACATTGCTTTCATGTCAGCAATTGCATCCATTACTTTTTTGAAATTCTCGTTCATTTGTTTGTTATTTAATTATACTATGTTTAATTGTTCCACTTAGATCATTCAATGCCTTGAATATCTGTGCCATCATCTCTGATTCAATAGTGCGATCTGTTGCTGTAATCTGAAAATATCCCTCAACACTAAAGCCAGTAAACTTGCCTTCTTTAGCTTTCTCCCAAACATCCTTATCAGTTACCTTGTAGCTGACAATCCAAGATCCATCATTTGCATCATGGAATCTTTCAGGAGCTGTGAATCCTTTGTCATTATCTATCTGATAGCTATGGATCATGTAGATCCCATCAACTACATTGGATGAATTGTGCTCTATGTTTACATTGTTGAAGTTGCCTCTCCTAGCATAGTCATGGATGATGTCCTTGATAGCAGCCTTTGTGAATACCACATAATACTCCTCATTGCTATCCTCATCATATCTATAGATAGGTGTATCAGCAGAGATAGCCACACCGGTGATTACTTGCTCCTCATCATTGAATTGAAATTTCTTAGCTTGTGAGAATGTTTGAAAACTTATCTCATGCGCTGGATCTCTCACTAGTGAATTAAATTCCACAGATGTCTCTGCTTCATTCAAGTCAATTGAGATTTCATAAATAGGCAATTCTTTCATCATATTAGATAATATGTATTTTTGTTCCATGATTCTAGTCTACCCACATAAACAAGGCAAGGAAGGCAGCACAATACAGCACTCCATTAACTGGGCCTTAAAGAGATATCCTAATGCAGAAGTCTACATCATTGGTGATCATGTCAGAGGATACAACAATCTCATCCCTGATGCAAGGTCATCTGTCAGAGGATGTGACGTCACTCACAAGCTGTTGACATTTGCCCGGCATATTGGCGGCAAGTTCCTATACATGAATGATGATTTCTTTATTGGTCCTAAATTCAATGAGGATACAGTGATTTCTAATGGCAATCTGATGATTAATGATCTTCATGCACCCACATATCAGGAGGCTTGTCAAAATACTATGGATGTGCTCAAAGCAATGGGATGTAGCACAATCAATTTTGAATGTCATCAGCCAGTGATGATGTATAGTCAGAAGCTGATTGAATTGTTTGACTCAATATCTTGGGATGGACACAATCACTTTGTGAAATCTCTCTATCTTAACTACTACCAGGTACCACATTCACCTGGACAAAATCTGAAGCTAGGCAGTGACATAAAAAAGGCCCAACAATTGCTGGACCTCTATGGCTCATTCTCATGCTCAGATCAGTGGATGAGAGGGAACGCACAAATTAAATTTCTTACCACACACTGAGCTTGTTCTGAATAGCCACATTGTTCTGTGTGCCGGTGATGTCAGACTCTAAGACATATACTTGATTGATTCCAGCTGATTGCTGTGCAGCCAATCCAGTAAGATCAGTCTGCTGTGTATTTGTGTTAGCATTGGCACCACCTAATTCATTGGCTGAAGCTCCAGCAGATACACCTCCGCTAGTGTCAAATGTTGGCGCAGTTCCTGATTGATACTTTGTTGCAGCAATGGCAGCTATTTGTGTAGCACCAATCAAGGCAGCTGAAGCTATGGCAGCAATACCAGCTGGTGATGGAGGAGGACCAAACTGAGCAATCCCCTTCACAATAGCTGATGCAGTATCAATAGCTGCTTGACCTATTCTCAGAATCTTATCACGTTCAAATTGTTTCTTTTTAATAGCCTCAAGTGCATTGAAATTCTTAAGCTCAATCTGATACTTTGCGGCTGCATAGTTATCATCAATTGCTTTCTTTTGTTCAGCTGTTAAGTTTTGACCTTCTAGCTCTTTTTTGTGCTTAGCATCCAATGCAGACAGCTCATCATTTGCTCTAGTTTGCATGTTCTGCATCCTTGCATCTTCTAATGAGCTAAAGGCATCATTTAAGGCACTGAATTGGTCAAAGATAAACTGAGCATTGTCCAGCTGTTTTTGAAGTCTCTCAGCATTGTATTTGTTCTGAATCTTACTGATCTCTTGTTGCTGCTGCTCTTCTAGTTTAGTGATATCAAGGCCGTATTGTTTGGCACCTTCAATCAGTTTAAAGTATTTATCTGTGACAGCTTGCTCTTCTGTTTGTTGAGCAGTCAATAAAGCTGCATTATATTCATCAAAGAAAGCCTCTTCTGTTGCAATCTCTTCCCTTCTTAGAGCTTCTTTACGATTGAATTCAGCTATATCAAGATCTCTTTTTTCTTTGGCTGTTTTATCAGCTAGATCAATCTCTATCTGTGCATATTTAGCCTCAATATCATTCAATGAATTTTTCAAAGCCAGCCTCAAGGTAGTAGTATCTTGATTGTTCTTGACTGCTAGTGCTATAACCTCATTAAATTTCTTCTGTTCTGCTGCAATCTCTTGTTCTTTATTGGAAAGCATTGATAGATTGAAGGCATCCTCAACCTCTTTTATCTTAGCTAGATCTTGCTTTCTTTGCTCTCTTGCCTTATCAGCAGCGGCCTTTGACTTGTCAGCTTGGTCCTTCTGTACTTTCTCAGCATTCTCAGCTACCTTCTTAGCGTTATCTTGTACCTTCTTAACATTCTCAGCTGCATCAATTGCTCTCTGCTGCTTGATATCTGCATAGTAGTCTTTTGCTTGTTGGCCCAGCTTGACATATCTTTCTCTTGATGTAGTCAGTTGCTCTCTGATCTTGGCAGCTTCATCCTCATTCCCCTGATCCAGCATCTGCTGATATCTCTTCTGTAAGTTCTGAAATGCAAACTGTTCTTTCACTCTTGCATCTTGGCGAGCCTTTGCTAGTATCTCAAGATTCTTGATTTCAGCCTTAGTGATCTCTTCATCAGTTGCACCAGCAGCCTTCATCAAAGCTATTCTGTTGCTTGTATATTTCTGCAATGCACTGAATGAATCATCAAGAGCTTTACGGCCATTCTCAAGACTCTTGTTAAATTTCTCATTTGACTCAGCAGCTTCAGCACTATTGTCACCAAATGCAATGAATGCCCCAGCTATAGCAGCTAGTGCAGCAATGATCAAGAATATTGGATTGGCTTTCATCACAGCATTCAATGCTTTCATGGCCAATGTTCCCAAATTTGTAGCAACAGCAGCAGCTTTCTGTGCTGTGCTCATGGCTGTAGTGGCAACAGCATTACCAGTAGTGACTGCTGTATTCTCAACTATGAATGCATTCTGAATCTTCTGCGCTACATTCCGGAGCTGGATTCCTAGAATAGCCTCCTTATTCAAATTGTTGGCAACAGTGCTTACAGCATTCACCACACCTTGCACAGCTTGCAGTTTTACCATTGTCTGCACCAATTGCTCAGACTCTACACCAGTCAATGCAATGGCTGACTGAAAGCCTCCAAAGATAGCAGCTCCAGTATCAATCCCAGCTAGTGCTGTATCAAGGCCCACAAAGTCAGAAGATAGTGCTGTGGTTTGTGCCTTCAAATCACCTATCTCATCTTTCAATGCCGCAGCATTACGAATGGCATCTGCACCCACTGGTGACTCAACACCAGCTTGTGCTGCAATAGTCTGATACTGCTTCATGACTTGAGTCATCTCTCTCAAGCTCAATCCTCCAGCTTCTACCCTTGCATTCAGCTCCGCTAATTTCTCAGCAAAGGCATCTGTGCCAGCATCTGAGGCCGCAGTTTTCTGTGTTGCTTGCAGATCCTTATTCAGATTGTTGACTGCCTTGTCAAATGATTGTACATCTTGTACACTGTTGCCAGTGTCAACTCTAAGTGAAAATACTGCTTCCTTATTTGCCATGTCTATATTCAAAAAAAGGCTAGTCACCCAGCCTTTATAAAGTTAATATTTTAACAATAGATTATTTTAATACTTCTAATACTACTGCATCAATAAGTGCTGCATTCAGTTCTGAATAGTCAACTCTAAAGGTATTGCCATCTTCATCTGAATAGTCTGCAAAGATATCATTCAAGATAGTGATTGTTCTATACTCAGTTGTTGCAGGATTGCCAGATGGCTTCTTAGAGTAAAGGTCATCTACTACTAACTGCACTCCTACAATTGAATCAGTTGCTACCTTCTTATTTTCTGTGTCTGTAATTACTTGAGTCTCTCCGTACCCAAATATGTGTAATGTATTGTAAATTGCCATAGTTTATAATTAAGCGTAAATTACTTCTGTTGTTTCTATTACCGCAGTCCACTGAATGTTAGTAGCTGCTGCACCCGTACATTGTACTCTTAGACCTCCGTTAGTTGTATCTGCTGCCAAAGTAGGTGTACCCCAAGCTGGTGTATTCTGTACCAATGTTACATTTGAAACATTCAATGTTGTAGCTGCTGCATTAGCACCTCTTACAATAAATCCATCCACATCCCAAACTGATGCGTTTACACTACCTGATTGCTTACCTACAATAGTTCCTTTAAATCTATATGCTGATTGATTGGATAGAATTACTTGATTAGCTGCACCAGCTGCTCCTGAATCTGATGTTAAAGTAGTAGCTGTGTTGTTTGTAGTTCTTTCTCTTAATATAAATTTAGAGGCTTGAGAATCTCCAGTTGTTCCTTCTTGTCCACTAGCGTAAACTTGTCTACCTATGATGCCAAATGTGTGCGCTCTATTTCCTAAAGCAAATGAGTGTATTGCATTTGCAGTGTTATTTATACCGATAGCAACACTATTTGCTGAACTTGCTGTATTACTCTCACCTAAAGAAACAGAACGTGAACCACTTGCAGTGCAAGCAAATCCAGCAGTTAATGTTCCATCTCCGCTTGAGGTATTACTTCTACCTAATGATACTGCTCCAAACCCCCCGCTTGATGTGCTTCCTGTTCCAAATGAATAATTATTTCCTGCTCCACATATTGACCCTGAACCCAAAGCCATAGAATCAACTCCATCAGCCGTGCAGCTGCTGCCTATTGCAACCGAGTTATTAGCTGATGCTCTATTATTTACTCCAATAACAACACTATCATTACCACTAGCTACTGCTGTGTTAGCTGACCTTTTTGTCTGCAAGTCAATTGAATTTGTTCCTCTTTTATTACCACCAGTATTAGTATTATCAGGAATATTTGCTAACAATGCTCCATTACCTTTGGGTATTAAAGCAAAGTCTGCATTCGTTGTAGCAGTTACTGGTGTCAATGAATTAACTGGTACAGTAGCGTTTGGTGCTGCCGTAGTTTCTAATTCAGTAAATTCTGTTAAACCACCACCTGCTGGTACTGCCCACGTTCCATCACCTCTTAAAAACTTTGCAGTGTCATTTGGTGCCTTTGGTGCAAATCCGTGTTTAGCTGTACTTACATCATTTGTAGTGATGTCTGAAGTAGTCATATTCGCATCTGTTACCAATGCTTTGATGTTGGCACCAGTTACACTGCGTGATGTGTATAAACCACCACCAGCTGATTGAGATACCTCTACTAAATCAGTGTCTGCTATTGTTGCCCCTTTGGCCGTTAAGCCTGATATCTTTACTCCCATGTCTTATTCTATTATTCTTTGTTGATTATCTTCTGTCATTCTATTGATACCATCCTCAGATAGTCTGTTGAACAGCGCATCAGCCACAGCCTTAATGGCAGCAGTTGCACTATTGAACATCATTGTGATTCCGTATCCGTACATCTTACAAGATTAAAGCTACAGATCCTGATGTCAAGTCAATAGCTGAAAATTTGCGAGCTCCAGTACATCTGATCATTGCTCCAGCTTTTACAGCTGTGCCTGGTGTAGTTATTAAATCAGCCTTGATGTCAACACCACCTACCTTGATGCTTGCAAAGATAGTGTCCTCAAGGACAAAGATTGCATCATAAACTATTGTCTTTTCTGTAGTGTCATTCACTATCAGTGTTCCCTGACTCGCTGTCAGTATCTCTTCCCAAAGTGCCATATTTATTCTATTGTTCTAGTTATATTATCTTCTGTTATTCTTGTCTGAGCTCCAGTTGTAAACTTGCCTTCTGTTTCTCTTAAGTTACCTTTGTCAGGGAGATAAGGTATCTCTATATCAAAAGTTTGGATACTCTCTCCTTCTATTATGCGAATCAGTTCCACTAATGTAGTGTTATCTTTTCCACTATCAAATTCTGATACCTTCTGAAGTCTATAGATTACACCATCAATGTTGATCAGTTCCTTAAAATTAAGCATGTTGATCATGCTGTTATCTATCTTGATATAGCATGTTAATAACTTTCCAAACCTAGATATCACCTCCTTGATGTATCTCTCATGATAATGGAATAAGTTATTGGTAGTGTAGGCCGCATCTTGATAAAAGACATATTCAGGCACCCCAAAATTGAAGTCAAATGTAGGTGATGTTAAGCTATTGAGATGGCCCACATACGGATATGATCCCTCGGTAGTGGCGATACCATCCTCATCAATATATTCCCATGTAGCTGTAGTCATTGGCCCCAGCTGCACAAGGAATGGCTTGCCCTTCTTGATAGCTATAGCTGAAGTACCATCTTGCTCAGTCTTGACTTGGAATGACCTTGGCACAATGATATTGGTGAAGGTACTCTCATCTACTGGAATATTCACCAGGAGCTTCTGTGAGAATGGCAGCTTGAATTCAGTTGTATTCTTAGCGAATTGATTCTGTGAATCTAAGCTGAATGCACCGTACTGCTTCCTGACATCTTGTGCATAGTAGAAGTTATAATAGTCATCATCTTGATCAAATACAAAGTTATATGTGTTGCTCGCAAAGTTGATTGTAGGTGTCACCTTGTAATCTCTGCTATAGTCAACTAGATGAGTCCAATTCAAGGCATCAGCTGATGAGTTATAGAAGTCATCCATTGGCTCAATCTCAAGGATGGTGTTATCATTCACATTAGGCTTGACATATAGATTGAATGCTGTAGTAATTCCTTTAAAGAATGTGGCACAATCCATTGTTGGAAGAAAGTTATCAATCAAGATAGTTCCGCCTGGCTCAAGTGACTGCTCAGATAATACGATGTTGAGATCCGATGTATTGCTTGTGATGTTGGTATTCAATGAGAAGGCCGTAGGAATGTCATCAGCCTCAACAGATGAATCATAAACATTCCACACTAGAACAAATTTCAGTTCATCATTGAAGGTCACAAACACATCTCTACTATAGTCAAAGCTGATAGTAGCTGAATAGTCACCAGTACCATTATCAAAGGCTCCCTGATATACATCATCTTGAGATATCACAAATCCATTCTTGTATACTATCAATACCAGCTTAAACCTGATCCATGTATCCACAAGGTTAGCTCCAGTGATTGTAAAGTCAATATTCAAGTCATGATCACCAACATAGTTAATTCTCATGATGCCCTCAGTAGCTGATACAAAGCGCATGAATGTAGCAGCGTTCTCAATCTGTCCAGCTGGATCAGATGTTACTGTACTATTGTACGCATCAGTTGCCACTGTATTCTGTAAGTCAGCTCTTCTATTGCCACCGAATACTAGATTCCAACCACTAGATAGTAGAATGTTAGTATTGATAATATGACCACTGGTGCCATTGTCCTCTGTAGTATAGGCTGACAAGGCAAGTGAATCAGCAGCTGTGATTGTTGGCAATGAGCCACCTTCAAAGGCCATGAGCATTCTCTTGAATGTCTGACTCTCAAGGAAGGCTGATGACCAGCTGATGCCACAGTAATCAAATGCCCTCTTCAGGATGTCATAACAGAATACTTGTGGCGGAATGTGCTCCACACCAAACGCATCTACTGCTGGCCTATCATATCCATAGTCAATCAGTCCATAGTAGTATCCTAATCCATCCCAATTGGATCCAGTCTTGTTGCTTGTTGGTACACCATTCACCTGGATAGTTCCAGCCCATGAATTCTCTTGATTGGCCTTGATTAGTGTATGTGTGTATTCGGACCATGACAGCTCATTGATTCTGATCTTGGATAGCAGTCCAATGTAGTCAACAGTTTCTGAGATCATGATGATAGAGAATCTCCACATGCCATTTACCCAGGCGCACTCGGTCAGCTGACATATACCATTGAACTGCAATAGACCTTGATCATAATATCTAGCTGTAGCCTTGACAGATGGATCAAAGTTTAGGAATGCGCTCTGAGTATCCAGCACTGGCTCAGCTGATGTCAAGCTGAATACTTGATACATCAGATATGTGTTTATCTTGGTACCAGGCAAAGTGATAGTCTTGGAATTATTCCCTTTCCTACTAGACAAATCTCTGACATCACTGATGTTGTATGTCAATGGGAATGGCAGCCTTTCATCAAGGTCTACTCGTATATCATTGATGTATAGCTCCATCTATCCTAATTGTGAAATGTAGGTGTATGTTCTATCTATCTGTACTTGCTCCTGAATAAGTCCAGCTTTACGTCTCTGCTTGAGTAGATAGTTAGCATTGGTCACGTTCACTGGCTCAAATATTGATAATCCAAAATCATTCTGTAGATATACTCTTGGAGATTCATACAGATCTCTAACCAGCCATTGCTGTACCTCCTCATGAATCCAGTCTGAATTCAAAATGAGCTTGTCTTGCACGCTTTTACTAACAGTCATCTGATGACCATCACTCAAGTCATATTCATAGCTGCTGCCTACCCATCTGCCAGTTCTTTTGCTATATCTATTTGATGTCACATCAGAGCTATCCTCAGATAACAAAGTGAATGTAAAGCTATCCCATGCACCATATTTATTGAGCCAGTGCAGTCTGCGTCTTGAATACGCACTGCATGACTGATCATAGTATATTCTGTAAATCTCTGAATCCTTTGAGGCATCAGCAGTCTGCTTGATTTGGATGGTGTAGTAGTAGCAGTTATCAAAGTCAGCTTGTACCAATGATGTGCCACCTACTAGAACAGATGGCCCCACACTAACCAAAGGTATTATAAGACCAGTTGCAAGTGCTCCAGTCCATGTAGCTGATGTAATAAGTGTACCACTGATATTGTATAGACTCACATATCCAGTACAGTTATCTCCACCACTATTGATGATTGATAGATACTTTGCCTCTGAATAAGATACTAAATCCTTTCTATTTCTTGGAAAGTCAGTTAAAAATAAGTCACCTTTGCCACCAGTATCAAGGTCATAGTCTTGATAATCCCAGTTTCCAGTAGTAGCATTGGCATATCTGAATGATCCGTTTAGAAAAATGAATCCACTTGTTGCCTCTGAGGATGCAGTGATTACCTCAGCTGGTGTGCCATATCTCTCATAGATTAGTAATGACCAAACATACTCTGTTAATAACTCTTGTCCGAATGTAGCTTGATTAGGATAGTTATTATTCAATACCGCCCTACCAAGTGCTGATATATTAAACTTGCCAGCATCACCATTCTCAGGGAATACTTGATGAGTAGAATTCAGAGCACCATTGATATACACCTCAACAATGAATGAAAAGTTAGCTTGTCCAGTATTGTCTGATTCAAAGGTCCATTCCACATTGTTGCAGATAGGCCAAAATGGCATTGGCTCATCTAGTATTGTTATTGCCATGTTCTTGTGTTTTTTGTGAATGATATTTCAAACATCAAACCAGTGACAGCAGCTAGATCATTAGCTATCCTATCAAGGACCTCATTGCTCATGACATTAGTTGTGATATTGCGAGGCTTGATACCATACTTGTTCTTTGTAGCTGATGCTGATGCATAGGCATGGCTGAGATCATATCCTTTCCATTGCTGTATTGCCTTAGCATGATTCTTTGAAACATTAGGATACTTAAAGCTGTAAGGTGTTTGGAATTTATTCTGGCCTACTGGATTGACACCCTCATCTTGGAACTTATAGTATTCGTCTGATTCAACAGTGATTGTCAAAGGACCACTTACAAAAGCTATAGTTGCAGCTGATAGTCCTCCAGTATTGTTAACATTGTTAAAAATGTAATCTCTAAAGTTATCTGTTAGCTTATTACTTAGCTCAAGTATGAAGGCTTGATAGACATTGCTAGGCTGAGCTATATCACTTTGTGATAGTCCGAATTCTCCTAAAAAGTCTAGATCAGCCATGTCTTTGTAATATGTAATCTTGTTCCGCTTTCAGCTTAAAGAAGTTCAGCCAGAACAATGTCTTTATGTATGGCTGACGCGTGATAGTGTCCACATCTTTGCCAAGCTCCTGCGCCAGCTTGAGGAGGATTCTTGTCCACGTAAACCATTCGCTGTCTCTAAGAGTTTCTGATGCATTGTCTGATTCTGATTCATCAGCCTCGCTGTCTGTATTCCCAAGATAGCGAGACTCCGCCTCTCTGATTCTCGCAAAAAAAAAGCGAAGAAGTTCAGAAATTCATCACCAGGGAAGGCCCTCTTAAATATCTCTTCCCTCTTCTTATTGGGATTGATGACCTTGCCCCTATCATCCTCTTGGCAGTATTCCATCCCCTCCTCAATGTAACAGATAGCCAATGCCTCACATGGTGTTGAGCTGACATCCTCAATGAGCTTCATGTCAATGATCTGACCAGTCTCTATGGCACTAAAGTCCTTTTCAAATCTGTATCTCTTGCCTTCAATCTCAATGAATTCAGATGGCTCATTTGTGCTGTATTGTGATAGCATATTCAGAAGCACACTACTGGCATTCATGATGTCATCAATGTGAATCTTTCTAACCTTGTTGATTGGCAGTCCAGTGAAGATACTGACAAGCTGTGACTGAAAGTCAAGCATATTGATCAGTGACTTATCTGTCTGCTGGATGAATGGTGCCAACATGAGCCACTTAGTCAATTGGTCCGGTCTACACTCTTGGATTGTCTGTGGATAGTTTACATCAATAGTTTTCATGCTCTTAATATTTTGTATTGCCCTCTCTTACTGTAGTTCTTTTTACTATGCCATGCCAGTGCTAGTGAGATCACCCCATCATCATGCAGTCCACTTGGTGCTGAATATTGTACTGACCTGGTATTCGGATTGTAAATATAAGTAAAATTCTCAAGCTCATCTATCAGCCATTGCTCTTCTATTATCTTGATGTCTGACTGTTCAAAGGCTAGTGCTAGATCCTCAATGATTATTGGCTTAGTCTTGCTGGTAGTTGTGAAGGGATTGACTAGGTTACGCAGTCTTGATGACAGCATCTCATAGAAGATATCCCCTTGATTGTTGACCTCTATCAATGTGACTGCTTGATATTGCTTGATGATGTCTGCTACCTTGTCAATGATCTTGGACCACTCATCATGGCGCCACCTTCCCACATAAACCATCTGCCCTCTCTCATTCAGTATGGTCAGCACTGTGTAGTCATCTGCCCTACCTATGTCAAGTCCAGCATAGCACTTGCCACCTCTCTCCCATGTGCCAGCTGACTGCCTCACGTTCTTGAATAGTCCTGATGCGTTGTCAATGAATTCAGCCATGTATTCCTGGCGAAAGATATGATCAGGCAGTGACCTCTTTCTCTCCTCCAGCTCTTGTGGTGCAATCATTGGATTATCATAGGATGTGAAGTGGATGTACTTGTATCTGTCATCATAGTTAGGCTGCATACACAAGGCATGAAAGTGATTCTTTCCCTTTGGTGTTGAGATGAATATTACCTTCTTACCCTTGACCATGACAGTTGCTGATAGCACCTCATTCCACAGCTCAGGTCTTGTGAAGGCCATCTCATCCACTACCATAAAGTGGAAGGTATTCCCTCTGATATTGTCGGGCCGTTCACCACTGAAGAATTCTATTGATGATCCAAACCCAGTCACCTTGAGATCTGATTTGTTGAATTCAAATAGTCCGCTGTTTTTTACTGCTCTCTCAAGCTCTGCGAATACTTTCTTGCCTTGCTTGTATACTGGTGTAACCCAAGCAATCTGTGAGCCTGGATGATTGATGGCCCAGTACAGAAGCTGATTGATCCCTAGTAAGGTCTTGCCAAACTGCCTACCAATATTGAGAGCATAGTATTTTTCTGTGCCTTGATTGATAGCATTGTGGATATGCCTCTGATTAGGATGAGGTTTGTAGCCTTTGATTGTACTCATTCATCAAAGATAAAAAAAACCCACTATGTATCTGATTGTGGTACTCAATCATTTAACATAGTGGGAGTCTATTTTAACTCAACATACAAATATAAGTAATTTTATTCAAAGTCAAAGTTGTCAACATTCCTAGTCTCTACTTGCTGACGATCATGCATGCCAAATTTGTTCTTAGCATAGAAGATTCCTTTGCCTTCATTGGCTACAATATCCTTGCCTAGAGCTATGAATTCACCATCAATATTTTTTATAGTGTGCGATTTGTCTTTGTTCTCCCTCAACCAATCATACCATGTTCTCCTTGCAATTAGTTTCATTCCTAATTTCATTGGAATCCAAATCAATAAAAAATAATCTATAGTAGGAATTTGCCTATCAGGTACATCCACTACCTTACCACTGCCAGCTACATGTGGTTTAGTTTTATTGAGGCATTCTTGAACATATTCATATCCAAGGTCCTCCAGCTGATCAACTACCTCTTGAGAATATGCCATTATTTCAATTCATTAATTTTAGATTCTGCCCATGTCTTTGCTGCCTTGCCACCCCACAGAAGATATGAGATGTATCCGCAATCTTCAGGTGTACCATTTTCATAGTAAGTCTCAGCTCTTGATAGATAGCTTATCATTCTTTTTATCGTGTCAATGGATAGCTTTTCTCTATTGCTGAGCTGCTGTGCTCTGACTTTGCCAATCTGCGTGGAGCACCTATTCCCTTGCTTTTCATTTAGCTCTATCCCTCGTCTAGCATTGTTCACTACAGCATCAGGATAGTCATTATAGCTATCTTGAAATTCTTGCTTTGCTCTTTGCCATGATGACTTGCACACTGGATAGCGTTGAGTAGATGGATATTCCTCTTTCATCTTCTCATCAGCCATGCATCTAGTAATGAATTCATTCTCTGATTCTGCTGGTCTTGGTTTAGGTATTGGCATTACTTGCAGTATTTAGTGTAAAATGTATAGGGCACTACCTTCATCTTTGCCAGGATCCATATCAGTGGCCTATAGGCTTTGAAGTTGTACTTCTCATATTTGGCTCTGTCACCATTGCGAAGGTTAATTAGTGCATTTATTTTAGATTCGTATTCCCCTAGCTTTGTCATGTCAAACTTAGGCTTAACATCGAACAGCTCTCTAGCTTGTTGTTTTGTCAATCTGCCTGATCTGACTTGTGCAGAAAGGTATACTATTCTCTTGTCAATGCCAAATTTATTAGGCAATAGAAAGCTCCCTACAAACTCAGTGTAAACATTCTCACAATGCTTGCCTCCATAGTCTTGCCATTGAATCAGTCGTTTCATTTCAAGCTCCATTGTCTCTCTATCAAATCCATAATGGAATGGCCTTACATTCTTGATTCCCTTCAGTGCATAGTACAGTTGATCCTTGAATGTGAATAGTGGATAATTAGTCAGCTCTGCTTGTGTATATGCCTTGTAGACTGATCTGATGTACTTGGCATCCATGTATGTCCATGATGCTGGTGTTGATCCCTCAGTTCTGAAGTCATGACCATTGAGAATGTACTTGATCTTGTACTTATGTGCAGTATCGTACATCAGCTTTGTCATGGCAATATCATTGGGGATATCTGCATCAGGTAGTCCAGCGTAAAGGAATGCTTCATTGAGTTTGTCATATTCTGACTTATTCACCTGGTAGGTGATTGCATCCACATTCAGCTTCTTGATAAGCTGCTGCATATTGTGCACAGCTTGTGGTGCATTCCAGTTGTTATCGAAGTGGATCACCAATGGCTTGAGGCCCCAATAACGCACAGCAGTGTACAGTAACACTGAACTGTCAAGACCTCCACTGATGCCCATGATGCAATCGTATTTGTCACCATATCCATGTACTCTGATCTTGTTGAGCATATCATGCAGTCCTTGTGGATCTGATTGCTTCTGTAGCTCATCATGGAGATCACAATAGTTGCATTGCTTATTGTTTATGACAGCGAAGTCAGAAGTGAATAGGCATCTTTTACATTCTTTTTTCATGTAATAATTATTTGAAAATAGCTTTCGTTTATATTGACCATGTGTATATTATAATCAGCAAAGTCTATAGGTTTAATATTGTACCAAATATGTTCAGGATCACAATCTTCAGGCTCATCCAGTGGCAAAGATAACACAAGATATTTACAATGCTTCTTGCATTTGTCAATCACCTCAAATGGATTCTCAAGATGCTCTAGTGTTTCTGCAATGATGATCACATCGTATTGACTGGATGGCTCATCTGTTCTGATATCTAGCAGCTGAATATGATCCGCTTTGTCAGCTGCTTTGTTGACAGCTATCATTGAGAAGTCTGATGCAGTATATATGCAATCAAACTGATTCTTGATATATTCAGCTCCTATGCCAGTGCCACATCCTATCTCTAGGATAGTATTGAATTTTATCTGTTTTAGGATCTCAGACAGTTGCTCATATATTATCAGCCTATCCTCCTCCACATCAACACCAGCATAGTAGCCATCCCAAAATACCATGCTGTTGGTGTTTATTTTATCCTTTACTCTGCGCATAGTTCATTTTGTAAATCATATATTTCAGGGAATGATTGAAGGAATGCAATCTGCTCTTTGCCGGTGATGCGTTCACTCTTTAACTTGCCAGTCCAATGATCCTTAAATTTATGTTTATTCTCCCACTTATCTGTACTGATTGACAAGAATTGTATCTCATCTGCATCGAATATACCAATGGATGCATCACTGATGATTGCTCTGAGCCACATGGCCCAATCAAGTCCGCTGTTCAATCTCTTATCAAATGGCTGCCAGTTTATCTTGTCAAGGAATCTATTTGATAGCATTCTGCCAATACCTATAGGCTCACAGGATCTTGGTCCTTTGCCGTATCCAGTCCAGTTGACAAGTCTGATCTTATCATCCACATCAATGAAATGACATCCTAGCTTTCCCACCATGTCAAACTCTTTGAGCTTATCTTCAGCCTCCTTGATGTAATTATCTGACACCCAATCAGAAGAGCCAACAAACAGCACCCCAGTAGGATTGTATTTCTTGGCTGCCATGAATCCAGCATTCCACTTCGCACCTAGTGGATCATTGGATATTTCTATCCACTCGGCACCTAGGTTAATGCATAGCTCTTTGTCTTCAGGATCATGGCCCATGCATATTACTTTAACTCCAGCCTTCTGAAGTCTTGTGATTGTGATCTTTAGCAGTGGCCTTCTGCCATTCACTGGAATAGGAGCTACAATCATGACTTCAATGCATTGATTAGATCAGCTTTCTTTGGTGCTGCTCCTAAGTTTAGTCCTCTATCTTTTGCCAGTGCCTTCATATCATTGTAGCTCATGCTCTCATAGTTATATTGTTTTGTTCCAATAAACTGAATCTTAGCTGGTTTGATTTCTGTGTTGATGTTGGATTGAATGTGGGCAGACAAGTCTCTCATTGCATTGCGTAGGCATGTACCACATCTTTTGTTGAGCACTATGTTCTTATTTAACTTGAGCCATATAGCTAGCTCTTCTTTGAGCTCTTCATTCAGTGCAAAGGATCTAGTCTTCATAAATCTCTGCACCTGGCTCATCAGCTCATTTGATATCATGGCTTCATAATTTTAAGTAGTTTCTTTTCTAAGGATGTGCCTTTTATCTTTCGTCTGAGCTCTCTGCTATTGTGCAGCTCACGCAAAAGTATTGCACCAATCATGGCAAAATACTTGTCTTGGTCAGTCATTACTTGCTCTCCCATGATTGTATTATATCAGCTAATAAATATGTGATGAATGCTATGCCAACAGTATGCCAGTCGTACATCAGTAATAAGATTACTGAAGTCCAAAAGGATAGGCAGCTCCAGCAGTTTAGTGGTTTGATATCAGGCAGTTCAAAGGTCATCATTGCTCTTGATATCCCTAGGCTCGCCAGTATGAATAGAATATAAATCATTTTTAAATTGTTTTATGGCACCATGGATGACTCTGAGGGGCAGATTAGTTTCTGCCTTGATATCTCTATAAGTCATCCCATACAGATGCATCTTAGTTAGTTCTTTACAAAATAGTTCTTGATCATCTTCAGGAGACTTCTGCATGTAGTTATCAAGATAGCATTGATATTCTGATAGGTCATCATCTTCTGTCTCTTTGAAGGCAACATCTGTCTCGAATGGGAGCAGACGTATTGGGGGATTGAATTTCTTGTTGAATTCACTGCCAGGCCATTTCCACTGATTGTATGCAAATCTTGCAAATGTTCTTGGAAGATCGGCCTCTTGGATCTCGTACTGACTGAGTATGATGAACACATCTGAGACAAGGTCACGGTATAGCTCTGAGCCTCCAGTGATCTTGATAGCGATATTGTATGCCTCCTTATTCCAAAACACATCCCGAAGTTATTAAATATTTGAATACTTCATTAAGAAATTGTTCTGATACTGGCTTGCTATTACAAAATCGCCACAGCTGTGCATAGTTCAAATCACTATCCTCTGATAGATGAGTCAGCTTGTAACGAGAAGAAAGCCTCTTGTGAAGCTCTCCTCTCATCCAATCACTTAGGCTCACATCAGAAGGGAAGGTCATCTTCAAATAACTCATCTGCTGCTGACTTTATTTTATCACTTGTATTCTGTAGCACTGGTGCTGGTGCCACATAAGGCTCTTTGATTGCTGCACTCATGTACTTAACTCCTGATTGAGCTGTCTTCACCCATAGTGAGATTTCAAGCTCCTTGCCTTCTACATTGATCTTGCCTCTGTAGTCAGGCTGATTGTCGGCAGTCTTCTTGTCATTTTTGAAGATTGCTCCACTGTTGATTTTCTGTTCCATTTTAAAAGTATATTGGTGTATAATTTCTGATTTGTTCAATGGTCATATCTATGATCATTTGCTTGATGTTCAATGGTCATCCTGGACATTGAATTGGTGCTGCTGTTATAATATCACAAGCCATTCTATTTTCTGTAGATTAAATTAATTACCAGTACCCATAAATTTTCTCCTGGTCTCCAAGTCCTCAAGGATTTGATCCAGCTTCGCAGACACCTCATGATATTCCTCATTTGTCAAAGGTATTAAAGATATTTGAGTAAAGTAAATCCTCCAATACATTGATTCAGACTTGATATCATACACATGCTCTTGTACTACTTCCATATTATATATTTTAAATTTATAACAAAGCATAAGCACCACTAACGCGGATGCCTATGCGGCTGTTAGCGGTAATTAGCCGTTTGGATGAATCTTACATCCATTCGGATACCATTTATCACCACCAGTAAATCTTATACACTTGCACTCGTCAACGGCTAACTCACTGCTAACATTGTGTTTGCGCAATTTTCGTTCACGTTCCAAAATAACAGCTTCATCAAGGAGCGAAACTACGTGCCTAACATCAATCATTGATACTTCACCAATTTCACCAGCTATCAATATTTGTTCTTTAGTATATTTTTTCATATCAAATTTTCGTTTAAAACTGCGCAAACACAAGAAACGTTAGTGGCAACCTTACGGACGCTTCTTACCACCAAGAAAATTCAACATATCATCCATCATATCTATTGCTTCATTGAACTCGTCTTTTGACTTTTCAACCTTGTGAAATATGATTTTGCTTTTAACAAGTTCTTTGGCTTTTTCTTCATTTTCAGCCATTACGGTTGTTTTCATTTTCTTACCGTAGATTTCAAAGTATATCGTGTAATTTTTCATTTGACAAAAAAGGCAGCCACTAACATTATATTGGCAAAAGCAGGGCTGACGTGCTAAAACCAACAGAAGTACACTTATTAAACTTTTGTGCTGACATCGGCAGTAGTACTTCAAATCCCTGCCTTCGCCAATATTTTGCCGTTATTTATTATTTAGCTTGTTAATATACTGTACATAAAACTCTGATGCATGTCTTAGCCTCTCCAGCATTGCTAGCTCAAGCTCAATGTCACGTTCATATCTGATGACTGTGATACGTTTTGCTGCATCAATATGATCCACTCTATGCAATGACATGTTATCCCACTGATTAAGCAGTCCATAATCATTGTTAGGATCTGTTGACACCATGCAGTAGATGAGCTCAAATGATGGCCTATCATACAGATACATGTAGGCTCTGCCTTGCCATTCATAAATTGACTCATCACCATCCTCTGCTGTTGCTGGCCATGTCTCAAGTGACCATGATGTCTTGATGTCAATGATAGTATCATCCAGTAGGATGTCGCACTCACCAGTCATGAGCTCAGTCTCTAGTCTGACCTTGTTCTTTTTGTAGTCAGTGAATCTCACTGCATTCACTAGATCAATACTATCTTGCTCTTGCTCAATGCCCTTGATGATATACTTGTTATTCAGCTCAATATTGTAGCCATAGAAGTCTTGCTTTGCAATTGACTTGATATAACTCTTTGCTGTTTCTGATAGGACCTCTGACTTGCTTCTAGCGTTTGTCATGATCTTCCCTATGCTTGATGGATGCCATTTCATATTTCAAAGTTTTGTTTGATGTAATCTTCTGAATTCTCATAGCCTTCTGACTTGTACTTGCCATCAATATAGGCTGTCATTATCTCTAGCTTAGCTTTTTGATAGAAGTTTTTAAGCCATTCTGATTTGAGATGGTCACTCAGTAAATTCCATTCATCACTTAGGATAAACTCTGCCATCCTTTCTATTGCCATCTTATTCATAATCTTGCCTCCTGATCTTTAGTTAATAGATAGTTTGTTCTTAATTCTTCAGCTGTATACTCACCTCTTGCAATCTTAGCCAGTGCTCTGCCAAATGCCTCATCTGTAAGTGATGTCTTAGCTGCTGGCTTTGGCTCTTCAGTTGCCTTAGATGCTGCTTTGCCATCATCATCTGTTGCGGCCAATGATAAAATGCTAGTCAATGTGTACCTGCGATAGTAAGAAATGGCACTACCAAGCTGCTGGGGATTCTGTAAGTCAGGCAGTTTCATCATTGATTCTACATGTTCACCACTGTCAACATCTATAATCTTAGTGTAGACCATTTGGTCAATGATAGGCTGCATGATGATCAGTCCATTGTCCATCAGGATATTCTCACATGCATCTAGTACAGCGTTGAGATCTGCGTATCTTGAATGATGTGACTGAGCATTCTTGTGGACCTTGCCAATTGCCAGCTTTGCATTATGCAGTTTTTTGTACATAGGTACTGGAGCTGCACTCTCCTTTTCTTTAACTGTTGCCATAATTTGTGGTATTAAATTTAAACAAATATAATTATTATTTTGAGATAAACAAATCAAACCATTGAATAAAATCATCAAATGACTTAACAATGATATAAATTCCTCCAGCTCTCTCTATCATTTCTTGATATCTTATCTGTGCTTCAGACTGTCTATCCTTCATTTTAATCTCTATCTTCACTGATCTGCCATTGATTGTGGCTGATATGTCAGCTGATCCCTTTGTACCAGTTCCTTTGGTCCACTTACCTGGCATCTGTCTTGTGCCCTCACCTACCTTCAGCTTGGCTCCTTGCCTCCACATTCCAGTAGTATTGATTCTTTCAGCTTGATAGCCTGATAAGTTGATGAATGACACCACTGATTTGGTCAGAGCATTGGCTGATGAGTCGGCCCACTTAGTCTTACCCAGTGCGAATTCAGGCATTGATGGATATTTCTCTTTGAGATGTGCTGTCTCAAGATCAATAAGTCTTTGTTTATTTTCCTTGTTCATAGATTCTATCTAGTGTTAATATTTTACCTGGTGCCATAGTTGTATCTCTTGCCCAGTCTTCTGCGTTTACAAATGTAAATTTATGCTGTTCAGCTGGCTCTACTTTCTTCTGCTCTGACAATTTACTGATGAATAGAGCAAAGATTGCAGACCAAGCTAGGATCATGATGATTGATATCTGTTTCATTCTTTCTCTAGTTTTTTAACCCAGTTCTGAATTGTTCTCCTGGATACCTCAAGGATCTCAGATGCTGTTGTTCTGTTAATATTTGGATTTGCTTTATACATGGCCATGAATTGATCATGAGTATTTGATCCAGCTGATCTTGCTATCTGCTTGAGATTGTTTTTCTCTTTTACATCTCTTTTTACTAACTTACTCATGTTGATAAAATAATCAGATAGCTTTTCAGCTCTCAATAGACTATCAGTTTTTACTATCCCCATCTTGATAGAGTCATCAAATGCTGACCAAATTGTGTTGATGATCAATGCGAATCTTGGGATGTAGCTCTTTTGTTTAGGCAACATTGATTTCATGTACTCATTCTCATCATCTGAATTCTGAATATCAGTAATCTGATCATGGATCCGTATCCATTCAGCTACTGCCTTGCTTTCAAACTTAGATACTGTTGATTCAATCTCACCTTTGTCATTAAATTTCAATAGATTGCGCTGTATAGAATCTCTAAAGTTTATGACAAAGGATCTGTACCATTCAATAATATCCTCTTCAATATGCTTGTTATTATAGTGATTTACATTTAGCTCAGGATAACTGATGAGAATCCTATCCACAAATCCATTCTCTTTATTGTCACCAGTAGTGAAGTCCTCAAATACTGATGGCTGTATACCGCCTAGCACTGGAATGAATGGCTTGTCAACAAATGCACTCTTGGATGTTTTACGATTGAGAGATATGCTAGTACCTGACCATGATGATAGCCAAAACTCAAGATCAGATCCTTGTCTGTATTTATTCATGTCCTTAAACCATCCAGCTAGTTCATCCTTGAATATTCCTACAGCATTTGGATTCTGCTCATGTAGGTCCACAAGAGCTTCAAGAGTAATATCACCAACAAGAAACTGCTTGCTAACTGGCTTTGTTATCTCCTCAGCATATTGCTTTTCTTTCTTATCCAGTGCCTCATATTCTCTCCACTTGGCATATTGCTTCACATATTCTTTCTGCTCTCTGACATTTACCTCTCTAAGTGGGAATATCATCTGATTGATAGATGGCGTTTTTCCTATACCTGGTTTACCAACTATTGCAATCCATACTGTTGCAATCTCTTGCCATCCTGGCTTGACTTCAATCCTAGCAGAATTACCAATGATAACTGATGCCATCCAAATGAAAGCTGATCCCATGTAATCAATTGACAAACCTAATGTATTGGCTGACTCAATGATGTACTGCTGGATCTCATGAGGAAAGATATCAAGAGGGAATTGTATCCTATCAATCTGTACTTCAGGCAGCTCATTCTTAAAGTCTACTTTAGGAATCTTCCTGGTACCATATCCTTGAGAATAGATATCAGATGCTGCCTTTGTCATATCACCATTGTGATACTTATAGGCATAGATTGCAAATGGTGACAGCAGCTGCTCATTAGGATACAATGTGCCAGTGCTGAATAGATACATGCATCCACTATCCTTGTAGACATATCCTGAATGTGGTGATGTCGCACCATGTCTTTTGATAATGTAGTTTGTGGATGTATTCCTTACAATTGTAAACTCATCACTGATTAGGTCCATTGCTGAATGTCTCGAGTTATAGTCAACCCAAGGTGTGATATCATTCTCTGATGTGGACTTGTATTCACTTTTCTTAGGAGCATCAATCTTGACATTATCAATGTGATTGAATGTCTTTGATATGGACCAAATGATATCCCTCTCTTGTTCACTGATGTAGTCAATCTCATGATAGCTTTTAGAATACAAAAAATTATCATATAGCACCACCATTCCTCCAGTGCCTCTTGATTCAATGATAGCCTCTTTCTGTCCTTTTAATCTAGCTATTTTTGTATTGCCAGCTGGAAACTTGCATTTGTACAAAATATGATATCCAGCATTCTTTGTCTTGGCAATTACTACCTTATCAGCAAAGTCCTCAATATTATCATTGATAAAAGATAGGTATTCTTTCCACCATTCTTTCTGCTCTTGCAGTCCTACAATGACCTTGAGATCAACATCAATGCATTCCACATCATTAACACCAGTGACTAATCCATACAATGGTGAATCCAATTGCTCCACCTCATCAGCTGATCTTGCCTTTGTTTGGTTTACCTTCCATAATCCTATTGGACTTTTATCTTGGTCCACTGGTATTATTGAATAACCAAGTGAGGCTAATTTTCTTAGATATGATTTAGTCATGATACAAAATACAAAAGCCCCTTCAGTTTTCGTGACGCACCACTACTCACCGAAAGAGCTTTCAATAATTTCATTATATATCCTGTGCGTAGGATATTGCAAATATATAAAAAATAAGATAACACCATATAATTTGAATTTATTAATTTCTTACTGTGCAAGGTGTGCAATGTGCACACCTAATTTCACACCTAATTTCACACCATTTTCTTAGTGTTTATAAGGGATACAGAGCAAAGTGCACACTTTTCACACCTTTTTTGTTTTTTCACTTTTTTTCTTTGATAATTTTTTACAAAATATCTAGTGTGCACTGTGCAAGTGTGCAATGTGCACACCTCTTATTCATACAGTTGCACCCATTCTGTGACCTTACCAATGAAGTCATAATCCTCTAGGATCACAAGTCCAGCTGGAGATTTCTCAATGGGGCAATCAAACTCATCTCTTAGCATGAAGATATCTTTCTCAATGGATGACTGACTATAATTATCGGATAGGATATGATTTATCCTAGTGTGCAGTCTTGTAATTGTGTACGGCCTTTGTTGAAGGCAATATACAATAGCTGACATTCGTCTCAATTTGTTCCTCATAGCAATTCTTTTAAGTTCTCCCTGGTGATGTATCCACTTCTATCGAGAAAGTGGCTAGAATCGTCTGTATTGAGCTTGAGCGTCAATGTAATCATATTGCCTGATACATGGTCAACACACATCCATACTTTCTCCTCTTCTATTTGTAGCAGATAATCTTCATGTACTTCCTTGTGCAGCTCATTGATTGTCTTTAGATATTCATAGTCTTTGGCCCTCATCCAAATGTTGTGCTGCTTGAGTCCATGCAATACAGAACAGTGATCCATTCCAAACATCTTCCCAATTGCATCAAGGCTGTGCCATCTTCTAAGCTCTGACCAAAGATAATATCGTTTATAAACTATCTCTCGCTTTCTGTTTCTTACTTTCAGACCATGCTTCTCAGCTAGATCCATTATCATTGATGTGTTCATAGCTTCTCTATTTCTTGTTTGACATCATGCCAGTATTGTTCATCATCTACAAAGACTAATAGTCCTGAATTGTATATCTCATCAACTACTTTTAAAGCGCATATTTTCGCTTTATCATCATTTGCAATTACATCTCTAATAAATGAGAAATGTAAATGAAATGCTTTCTCTTTTGCTGTCATATCTCTTCGATTTTATATCCCCATGCAATGTATTGCTGTAATGTATCAAGCTCATTAACTGGATGATCATATCCTTCTTGTCTTAGATAGCCTCTAGCATCTTCAAAACAATACCACCATGTGCCACCTTCTGATTCAACGGAGTCAGAAAGCCATATTCGGTATTTTTTCAATGGCACCATTCTTATCTCATTAAAACTAACAGTATGTGTGCCACATGATTTCAAATATTTCTCCACATTCTTTGTCAAAACTTCTCTTGTATGAATCACTCCCTTATGAGGATGTACTATTTCAAAAAGTATTGGGATTCTTTTAGTGGCCCTTTTATGCTCTCTGTACGGCATCATTTTAATTGATTTCAAATTCATAGGATTGTCCTGATTAATTATGTTTTTGACAGCATCCTCTTGATGTATTGTAATTTTCATATCTCTTGTACTGCTTTAATTAATGGAGGCCACATGTCAGCCTTCTTGATTGCATCCTCTCTGCTGTTAGCTTGCAGCACTCTATAGGCATCTTGCCATTTAGCTTTGCTGTTCAGCTTGAATTTATATGTGATCTTCCAGGTCTTCATTTCTCTTTGCTTTTATCTTGTAAATAATTATCATGATTGCTGTATAGGCTAATGCTACATAAACACCTACCCATTCAAACCAATGCCATACACCCCACCAAAACAATAATGTTGTGGCTGCCATGACAAATAATACTGCTGCTGTTTTCATCTTACTCTGATTTAAAGTCAAACCAATAAAGTCCAAAAAATATTCTCATAAATTGCCTATGAATCCATTTTGGTTTATGACAAATATTAAACTGAACTGTGCCTTTAAGTTTCTTACCTAATCTGTACCCACCAACAACTTTTGGCGGGGTAACTGCTTTAAAAAATGATTCTTCTGCTTCCATCTTACTCTGCTTTAAAGGTTTCGTTGTAGTATTGTTCTGCTGTCAAATAATTACCATCTTCATCAAAACACACATTGCCATAAGCCTCGATTATCTGTTCTTTCTCCATTTCTTTGGCTTTGTCAATGGTTGGTTGATATAATGTCGCATCAGGGAAGAACATATTTAATTGTTCTTGTATTTCCTTTGCCAAACATTCTACTGCTGTCTGTTTCATGCTCTTGCTTTTAAAAATTGTTCATATAACCTTACATTGAATGATGCACTTTTCACATCATCTGATTCTTTTGATTTCCACCATTTAATCATTCTGTTGACTGGTGATCTGAATGATACAAACTCATTCTCTTTTTGCTGTGCTTTTTTCATGGTACTTAGATTAAAATTAAACATACTCTTGCTATCTCTGTTGATATAACTGCATAGGTCTTTAGCAGCATATTGATTTGATCTGATATATTATTGTGCTTGACTAGATACTCTTCATATTCTTTATGTGATATGAATTCTATGCATTGCTTGTAGAATGTCTCCTCACACATTTGCTCATCCTGAAGATCTTGAATTTGCTTTCTAAGATCACTTAACAATACAGTGAGCTTGTCAATTTTTAGTATTTTTTCTTTCATCTTTTTGTGGTATTGATATGGTCAAAGATAGGTATCTTTTTTATATATGCAAATAATTATCATAATTTATTCACATTTTTTTTATTGGCCCACAAAAAAAGAGTAGCCATTACTGACTACTCTCACCTAAATTACCACATTTGATGGCTTTACGAAAAAGCTAGGTATACGGTTGAACCGTTTATCTTTTTGGCCTTTAGTATTTGACCTCTGTTTCCTTTTGCTTTGTAGCTGACATGTACCCAGTCAGGCTGTGAGTCATTACCAAACTCCCATATCATCTGATCAAAGGTAATATTTTCCTTGATATATTCAAATATCTGTGCATTTGTTATCTTGCCGTATCTGTCAGCATCAAGATCCATTGCTTCAGCCTTGCAATGCTGCGAGCTAGCACTGCCCTTCACCGCACGATTCAAGGCACCAGATCTGTAGCCTGAGCTGATATGAATAGGTACAGCAAAGTGCAATCTGATAGGCTCGAATACTTGCTCACATAGGAGCTTTGCAGATGCTAGATGCTTTGGATCAGTGATAGTATTATCAATGCCTCTGCGCTTAGCAGTATCTGAATGGCAAAACTCTGCTAGTGTGACGTGATCACTTAGCATCTTCCTTAGTTAGTTGTGATAATGTAGCTGTAACTGTACCAGCTGCCACCATGTATCCAGCTGCTGTGACAAGTGATGCTGGCAATACTACTGGAGCAGCAACAATA